TAGGCCGCACGTCCTTTGGCGTTAAGACCACCCTTGGGGTCTTTGCCTTCTTTGCGTGTCCAAGCTGGAGACTTGGCCATATATCACCCGCAGATAAGCGTGTAGGACGTGACGTTGGAAACCGTGACAACGCCGTAGTCGTTAGGAGCATCCCCGCCAACCAGAACACCCTCAGAGGGGATAAACAGGCTGTCTGCAAAAGTATCAGCAGAATCTGGGGTTGCGATCTTAAACAACGGGAATTCGCGGTTTGGAGATGTCACCGTAATGCTACCGGCTGATCCGCCACCAACGTAGTACAAGCCCTTGATCCGAGTACGAGGAAGCGCAAGGTTCCCGCCATAGCCAATTGAAACGCTATTAGCGGACGTTCCACTTACCGTGATGCTAGTGACCTGGCTGTAGTAATTGGTTGAGAAAACTGTGGTCGCATTCGGCCCGGTAACTGTTTCGGTTACGACAGGGTCGCCAATGATGTGGCCAACCTGCCTGCCTGTGATCGTAAACGTGATACCCGAATCGTTACCGTCAGAAGTGAAAGAGACTTTGTATCCGTAACCGTTGGTGCCGAGATTGACCTTTAAAAGCGCCAAGGACCCGGCAGCGCCGATTGTGGCCGCAGCTCTAAAATAATCGACATCGGAGTCAGCCGATACCGACCATACGTCATATTGCATTGTTGGCATTTCCGGCCTCCACTGGGACCGGGTCAGACAGACCCAGATCCGATAGCTTTAATCCTGGCTCTTCTTCAAGATCTAGGCGAGCAACTAATGCCTGCATCACATCAATTGCCGCCTGGGAAGCAACGGCCACATCATGTGCGTGGTTCCGTTGCTTTTCCATTTTCTCGATCTCCGAAAGAAGAAACTCTTTCGTTATCTGCATCAGCTTAGCGCCGTGGAGCAGAGCAGGTAATACGTATTGCCTGCAGAGTCCTTAACCGCGATGCCGTCCGTAACAGTAGGAGTCGTCGCAGTCTGGAACATAGCTGCCGGAGCCGTGAACAAAGTACCAATCGTTCCGGTTCCAGAGTTTGTAAAGCGCAAGAACGAAGCGTTCGTCCAAGTGCCGCCCGATGCGAAATCGGAGTCCACCTGAATTGCAGCAATCGTACCGCCAGGGTTTGTGGAGGATCCGCCAAGAGTTACGCGCAGAGCGTTACCAGCGCCAGAGATGGTGCCAGAACCATTGATGGACAGGGAGATGTGAGCGCCGTTAACCGTACCACCGGTCGCTGCGTTAGCTGCAGTAACACGGGTGAAAGCACGGAGAGTCTCGCCAGAACCGGTAGAAGTAATGTCTAGACGGCTGTAGTTAAGACGGGTATCGCCAGTCGTTGCAGACGACGAAGCGTAGAAACTGGAAATGTTTTGAGCGGTAGTTACGGTAATGGGATCGGAAGAGGTTCCACCGATAAAACCATTTTGCGACGATACTGGGCCGCTGAAAGTAGTAATAGCCATGATAAGCCTTTCGTGTAGTAGCACATCCCCGTATCGTCTCTACTACGTCTGCTAGGTCAGTCGATACAGGTAAAAATTCCTAGTAGCACCTTTTTATCATGCTGGTTCTGGGGCGTCAAGCTTTGCGGCAATTAAAGCCAAATCATTTTCTGTCGGCTTTCCCACCACGTACTTGAACTCGTATCCTTTCAGTTTCCCACGGGCTATAGGCTTACCAGACTTCAAGGCCCTGTTTAGCGTTGGCGGCTTGACATCATAGTACTGACGCGCAATTGCGACGCTGGGAAATAAAATGCCATCAGGCATTGCGAAGATTGTTTTGCTCACTTTGGCTCCATGATCGGGGCGCTTTTTGCCATACCAAAAGTTACCCTCCCCAGACAGAGTGGCGGAGATCTTGGCGCGGGTTGAAGTGGATACGGAATGGCCTTTTAAAGCGCCCCTTATTTTTTGTTTAGACTGTTCAGAATGCTTTTTGCCCGCCCAACTTTGGGCCATCAATTCTTTTTCAGTTCTTTTTCTACCCCATGTTGGGCTTGCTTCCCCAGACATGCCTAGCATTGGCGCGGTAGCGTCTACTCCAATGTTGTAGCAGTAGTCCTTGCCGACGTGCTCTTTGAGCCATCTGTTCTCAGCTTCTAAAAGCAGCGCCTTATCCTGAACCTCTTCGACAATCGCAAACACAAAAGACTGTTCGCCGTGCTTGTTCCATGAAGCCTGCAGCCAACGATTGTTGTGTTTGTTATGTCGTAGCTCAGAAAAATGCCGTGCTTTACGACGGCTGAAGTTAACCGCGCTGCCAATGTAAAACTTGTTGTTGATGACGTTGATGATTTTGTAGATGCCCATACCCATGAACGGCTCCTTCTGAAGAGATGGGGCCACTATACATCAACATAACAAATAACACAACTAATATTAAAAAACCCCCGGTGTTTTAAGCCGGGGGTTGCTTGCAAAGCCTTGTGGGGCTTAGGCTCCAGGAGAGCCGAACATCCCGAGCGGGTCACTCCATCCAAAGCTATACCGCTCGCGGGCCTTGTATCGTACGTTGCCTGTATCAAAATCACCATCCATTGACTGGCTCATCGGGGTCCGCACAAAGTGCTTCAGGCCGTTGGGCACGTCAGTGGTCAGGAACCAGGCATCGGTATCCGTCAGGTAGTTGTTGACGGTGTAGCCACCAGGGATCGAACGGTTGTTCCGCAGCGCGTTGATGTCGTTGTCAGCAGTAGCCGTACGGAGTTCAGTCTCCAGGATACGTGTTGCAACGAACTGCAGCGAGGGAGGAACGACCAGCTTCACAGGCTTAGCAGCGATCAACAGACCACGCTCGTCCGTCCATGCGGCGATCTGAATAACGGCGGCTTCAAGAGAAGTCTCGTTCAGGTCAGCAGGAGTAGCGGGCGTGTTGCTGTTGGTGCCACCAGAAACCAGGGGGTGAGCCGTGTTGAACAAGGAGACGCCATCACCGCCAGGGAAGGAGGAGTTGAAGCCGTTGTTCAGAACAGCAGCAGCCTTGGTCTGCTTGGTGTAAGCCATAGCACGGGCCAGAGCCTTGGTGTAACGCGTGGCCAGAGAGTCGTAGAGGTTGTCCTCAATTGCCTCTTCAGTCAGCGAGAATCCAAGAGCGATGGTCTCGTGTGTATAGCGAGCCGTGAAGACTTCCTGTGCGTTATCGTAGGCAATTGCGCTGCCTTCGTTCTTCACCGGAGCGGCGGAGAAGCCAGACAGTTTGGTTTCCTCTTCAAACGAACGCTCAGAAGACTCGGTTTCGTAGATCTCTTTGTGCTGCTCACCGTAGGTGGCGTACTCAAGACCAAACAGAGCATTCAGGCCAGGAAGAAGTTCTTTAAGTAGTTGTGCGCGTGAAATAGCCATGATCTAGCTCCTTATACACCGGCGGGATTGAGATACTGATGACCACCGGCGACAGTCTGACCAGTCACGTTAGGCGCGTTCCACTTAACGATCACCTCAGGATAGCCAACGAACGTCAGCGTAACGGTGCCAGAGGCAGTAGCGTTAGCAGACAGAGTCAGCGAAGTTCCAGAGATGGCCGAAACAGTAGAGCCAGCAGCAATACCGGTACCGGAGATAGCCATAAACTTCAGGATGTCAGCGTTAGCTGCGGACAGCGTAACGGCAGTGCTACCAGAAGTCGTGGTCGCGGTTGCGGTCGTAACAATCGAGGTATCGGGTACAACGTCGATAACACGAATAGGCAGAGTAGCCGTGGTTGCAAAGTCAGTAACGGCCACAGCGGAGTTACCCGTGGTGGTGCTACCGGTGTTTTGAACCAGAGCGGCGTTGTTGCCAACGAACGTACGGCCAGGAGCTGCAATAACGGTCGTGCCAGAGACAGCCGCTACTTTGAACAGTGCATCAGGATCATCTTGGACATAAGCCACGATGTCAGAAGCAACCGTCGAAGCGGGGTAGTACTGACGGAAGACCTTACCGAACGTAGGATCGGTGTAGGAGCAGCCAAGGAACACACCAACAGGAGTAGCGGTGGTAGTACCGGAGTCAATGTTCAGAGTACCCGTCGAAGCCAGCTTAACAACGTCACCATAGAAAATGGCGGTTGAGTAACCGGAAGCGATGGGGATCT